AGTAGTCATCCATCCAACAGGCAACCATCTCTCCCATCATGCAGGTCAGTGCTTCAAGTATGGGGTTCCTTACATAGCATCTGACGAGCCGAAGGTTGGTGAACAGTGGACTCAAGCAGCAAGTGGTTGGGTCGTGCTTGACAATGATGGTACTTACGAGCCGCAGCCATACGATGCTGCTGAATACCTTGATGCTTTCAAGGGTGGCCTTGAGTTTGGTCTATACAATTTCCATCGCCAACACGGTTGGCTATCCAATCACTTCCATCAATTCACAGGTGGCCCACTGCACAACCCTGCTCAAACTGCTGTGCTTGCAGGTGCATTCGCTGGCTGGATTACCAATGCTTGTCTTGCTGTATCACTTGGTGAGGCAAGGCACACACGCACTACCACTACCAACTCCACCTTCCTACCTATGTCTGTCATCCATGCTATCTATGGTGACAATTGGGTAGACATCTCAGGTGATGATGGACTACCTACAGGTAGGCAGCATTTCTATGTGGCTATTGAGAATTACCCAATGAACATCAAGACTATGACTCACATGTTTGACTTACTCGTGGACATCTATGACCTTGAGTGGAGTAGTGGTTATGGTGGTGCTGCTTACGGCAAGTCCACTTCGCTTGGCAAGGTAGCACTACAATGTATCGAAGCATTCCTTGAGTGTCCTGACAGCGACAGGTTACAGGAATTGGTTGGTGCAATCAATGACTTGGAACATGCAGTACACAACAATGGTTGCTTCTTTAACAAGTTTATGAAAGAGATGGCACTTGATTGGGGTACAGGTAAGAAGTCTGTGTCCATCCAACCACGCTTCTTCTTCAATGTGTACTACGCTGCCATTGATGTACTGACTCAGACCAAGTATCGCAAGTCCGGTACTGACAGGACAGATGTATTCCATGAGTACCAAG